TCGCTCGCGAAACGCAGTCAATTTTGAACGCACAAATCGCAGGTTTCAGAGGGCTTGAACAACGGGAGCAGCAGCTTAAAGACGAGGTGACCAAAGCAGAGGAACGTCTAGAAGCTGCCGAGCTACGCCTGCAGCAGGCCACTGGACCGGTTGACGCTGCAAGAGCTGCAGGAGCCGTATCAATAGCTAATGAAGATCTTTCAGGAGCAAGGCAAAAGCTCGGTAATTTCCAAGCAGCAGCTCCAACGATGCTTGGAAACATTCAAGCTATGACTGCTGCACGGTCAACCGAGGGGTTCAGGCAGCAGACTGAACAGACACTTATCCAAGTCGAAGCCCTACGCAACCGAAACGCGCTTCTTGCTGAAGGCGTGTCTCCCGAAATGATTGAGGGAGAACTGGCAAAGCTTGAGATTGACCGCATCAGGAATGAGAAATTACAGCGTTTGAATGCCGATACAGTCTTAAATGCAGATGCAATCTCTCAGGTCAAAACCGAAGCAGAGAATGCTAAAAATGCTATTGATCAGTTAACGGCGGCGCAGAAGGAAGGTACTAACAAGATTCGCGATTACATCACTACCTCGATGGAGTTTGTGTCAGACATCCAAGGCAGAATTGTGGATATTGCTTCAACAATTGAGCAGAGTATTGCGACTGCAATTCAGGGTGTGGTTGATGGAACTCTTACCGCCTCTCAAGCATTCGGTCAGTTCTTCCAGAGCGTCGGCAAAGCGTTCCTGCAGATGGCAGCTCAGATTATTGCGAAGTTGATTGTTATAAATCTGCTTAAGTCTGCGTTCAGTATCTTTAATGGTCAAACCGGTAGCGGCTTGGGAAGCTTGTTAGGTTTTGGAGACCCCAATAAAGGACTTACTGTCGACAATGTAGGTCTTATGGAGTTTGCTAAGGGTGGCGTTGTTACCCGTCCAACCCCCGCGCTGATCGGTGAAGGTGGGATGAACGAAGCTGTAGTACCTCTACCTAATGGCAGGGCGATTCCAGTCGATATGAGAGGCGCTGCAGGTGGCAATGTCACCAGCAATGTCACCGTAAATGTCGCTACTAATGGAGAAACAAGTTCTTCAAGTGATGACGGTGCCGCTAAACTAGGCAGAGCAATTGATACCGCTGTTCGTAAGGTGATTATGGACGAGCGCCGCTCTGGTGGGCTTCTCTATTCTGGACGTTAAATATGGCAGATCAAAATTTAATTATTGATCTAATTATGGGTGTTGAAGAGACCACTTCTCACCGTGTGCGTAAGTTTGGATTCGGCGATGGCTATGAGCAAATCGCCAAGGACGGCGTAAATACAAAGATTCGCGAGTACAATATCACCACTATTCCTTTTACTCTTTCAGAAGCACTCACTCTGAAAGAGTCATTAGATGAGGTTTGTGCTGGCGATTTCTTCAAGGTCAGTAAATCCAATGGTTTACCTCCCTTTATTACTAATGAGGTAGTTAGGTTTCGTATTGTAGACAATAAATACTCTCTTACAAGTTTGCCCGCTTCCGACAAGTTTCAATTTACGTTTGCCCTCAGGGAGGCATTCTCGGGATAGTTATTTAAATTGCTATGGGACGCTATTACGACGACAAAATAAGTCTTGCAGGATTAGATCCAGCTAATCCCTCATACCAAACATTGATAAATGCTGCAAATGCCGTTGATCGTGCAGAGAGCAATTGGTACGAAAGACGCAGGGAAGGGTTTGATCAATTAGACTTTGGCGATTTCAATAAATCAAAGGGTGATGTAGAAAGGAAGTATGCAGAGTTGGTTAGTGGTCTTTCAGTATATGATTTTAAATCTACTTTTGATCGCGTAGGTCCCTCTAGAAAAGATAGCACTGGTGTCTTCAGGTTTGTCCATAATACATTCACCAATCAGGGTATAACGGACGGGTATTCTACTGAAAGGTATGAAGAAGGTGAGGAAGATGACGATGGCAATATTGATTATGTAATTTCCAGTGATGTATTAAATTACCACGTAGGTCGCGGTAAAGGAAATGCAGATACACTGTATGACGATTTAAAAGCTTTCAGGACTAGTTCTTTATCAAGCAAAAATTTTTACAGGTTTGACGATGATGACGAGGATCCTGGCTTCGTCAGAGTATCTGATGTATTCAAGGGATTCGGAGAAGTACCCATAGCGTGGAAACGTAAAAGTGGATATTCTCCTCAACAACTTCAGGTAATGAACGCCGCTGGGACTGACTACAACCTTCAGGTTGGCCCTGTAATCGATGAATATAAAAATGTTCTAGACAAATACAACAAAGCAGGTGGAGGCCCCCTGGAGTTTATTTTTTACGATGGTGGTACTCCTGACTTCATATATGAAAATTTTCAGGGTAAAAATACCTCGTATAACAGACCCAATAATCTTGAGTCCGAACTGATCAAAGAAACTAGGGGGTTTGGATCATGACCTTTAAAAGTGATGCGCTTATTGATCTTTATACAATTGATATTGGTTCATCTCGGACTGCTAAGGATTGGGCTGGGCCATTGAACCTTGTCCCCGCCAATCAGTCTGATGCAAAGCCTGTCACCTACATAAATATTGCAGGAAACACTGCAATCTATAGGCCCTCACACATGAGTGTTGGTGGATTTGAGATTTCTGGATCTAACAAGCTTCCACAGCCGAAGGTTACGTTCAGCAATATGGATGCAGCATTTACTGATATAAATAAAGAATTTGATGACCTAGTTGGTTTTAGATTAATCAGGATAAGAACGTATGCAAAATTTTTAACCAAGATAGGTGATGATCCAGGCGCATCACCAAATACCAGTGCTCACTTTCAACCCGACATCTGGATGTTCAACCGCAAGATGGAGGAAAATAATCAGTATTGTGTTTATGAACTTGGATCTTTATTTGATGTAGAGGGAATCCGGTATCCCCGTCGACGAATGTATAGCAATTACTGCCCTTTTATCTATCAAGGTCCTGACTGCCAAAATACCTCAAGCTTTAGAAAGTGTGGCAAAACACTTGCACAATGTAGACAGCGTTTTGAACAAACTGGGGGTGACTTACGTTATGGGGGTTTTCCTACCGCCACCTAAATATGTCTAAGTTGCACACTGATATTGCAAAGGCTTGCGTCAAGGAAGTAGGTAAGGAAGCCTGTGGTGTTATTTGTGGTTCTGAAGTAATTCCGTTGAAGAATATGTCAGAAGAGCCCGAAACATCTTTTGTCATAGATGCCGCAGATTATTTAAGGTATCTGCCCGAAGTTATATATCATTCGCATCCAGTAGGCGATAATGGTTTTAGTGAGCAGGATATTGTTGTAGCTTCAAATTTACGGCTTATTTCTTATGTTTATGTCGTAGAGGCAGACCGACTGGAGAGGTTTTCTTCTGAGACAGGTACAACAGTTTTTGAAAAGGTACTAGGACGATGATGCAGATTAAATTCGCTGGTGAGATTGGTCGTCGGTTTGGCGCTAGCCATAAATTTGCTGTAAAAACACCAAATGAAGCTATCCGTGTTTTATGCCAGTTAATACCTGGCTTTAGGACTTTCTTGACTTCAGCCCATGAAAGGGGCATCTTTTTTCAGATCATTACATCTAACCAGGAAGACGGAATTACCTACGACGAGCTGGGGCTTGGTTGCCAATCGTTCACATTAGTTCCTGTTATTACAGGTAGGTTCTTCGGGATGTTTGGAGGAGGTGGCGGGGGGTTTCTTCAAATTCTTGCAGGTATTGCTTTAGTTGCCTTTGCAATGACCGGTTTCGGCTTTGTGACCTGGGGTGCTGCTGGAACAATTTCTGCAGGCATACAGACAGCTACTGCGGCCCTTGGCCTTGGCCTGATATTTACCGGAGTGGCATCATTATTCGCGCCGGGTGTTCCGACAAACAAAACTGAAAATGTTGATGCTGACGACGCCGTTTCTGCAGGCGCTGCGCCAGTGGCGGTTAATGGTGAAGCAGTTCCTTTGTTATTCGGTGAATATCTAGTTTCAAGAATGCCCGTTATCGCTTCTTATATCAAAGATAATGAAGGGTTCTTTATGGGTCTTATCTCAGAGGGAGTAATTGCAGGTTTTCCATCTGGCGGTGTCAACGAAAATTTATATTTAGATGGTCTAATTGCGAAGTCAAGTGTTCTCACTGATGTTGAGTTAACAGATGGTACTCAGACCTCCAAGGTAATTACAAATGTAGACTCAGCCGGTTTCAGTATTGGTGTCAATGCTCCATTTAATGCTCAAGGTGGTGACTTTGATGAGCCGGATGATGGTATTGCTAATACGCAGGTAACAAGAACCTTTACACAGCTTGAGGCTGATACTGTCCGGGTTCGTCTCTCAGTCGGTCCTTGTTATCAAACCAGAAACAAAAATGATAATGATGGCGATACAGAACAAAAGTTTTTATCTTATACCGATAATGGTGAGCAAGGAGATACTGATAATCCCACTCGCATGATTATCAAGATAATTGATGGGAATGGTGACATTATTCACCAAAAAGATGATGATGAGTTGATATTTGAGAAACAGACTTCAACTAAATTACATGAATTCAAATTCGATATTTCTGGGAAGCAAACTCCAATCTCTATACAGGTAACAAGAGTAGATCGAAAAGGAGCTAGGCCGCCAACTTCTGTCCGAGGTGGTTCTGGAGTACGTCAATACTCCTGGGTCAAAAGTGGAGTTACCTGGGTGTCCGCTGACATTACATGGGCTGAACGACTTGTTTATCCGTTTACATCCCTGATGGCTTTACGATTCCAAGCGGGGGAGTTTTCACGTTTTCCCGCAGTGCAAGTCCGTCTTAAAGGTATTAAGGTTCCTACCCTAAATAACAGCTTAAAAGTTAGTTATAAGTTTAGTAAAAATCCTGCGTATATTTTGCTAGGACTTCTCACAGATCCTAGGTATGGCGCGGGTCATCGGACTTACACCAAAAATGGTGTTGAACATGTGCAAGCTGGGATACGAATGGATGATATTGATTTAGCATCTTTTAAAAAAGCAGCTAAATACTGCACAGATCACGGTATTGAGTTCAATGGCTATATAAACAAAGACTCTGATGCTTTAAGCCTGTTTAGAGGTATTGCTTCTACGTTTCAGGCTCAGATTATTTATGCTGGTGGATTTATTACTTTGGTAGTAGATGATGTGGTAACAGATGCGGGTGACATTAGAATTTATTCCTCTGCTAATACCATTGGATCTGCTGAAAGTGGTGAAGCATCCTCTCACTTTACTTATGAGGGTACGTCTCGTAGATCTAGGTCTACTGCAGTGGAGGTCAGCTATATCGAGCCTGCAGAGTTTTACAAGGAGAGAAAGGTTTTAATTGAGGATCCAAAACTTATTGATCGTTACGGATACAACTTACAGAATGTTCGTGCCCTTGGTTGCACCAACGAGCTTCAGGCACGTCGTTTGGGTCGATATACCCTTGCATCCAATACTCTTTCTACTGACACTGTTTCATTCAGAGTTGGCCCGGACGGCGCGATGTTGATTCCAGGCGACGTTTGTCTGGTTCTGGACCCTTTAAAAACGGGTCTTGTATCAGGCGGAAGAATCAAAGCGGTCAGCAATAATACAATTTCTACCGACAGAGAGTTGACAGATAAAAATTATTCTTCTGATTATAAGGTTTATGTTTACGGCAAGTCTGGTGTCGCGCAAAAATACGATGTCAGTTCAGTTTCAACCAGTGGGTCAATAACTATTTCGGGCAGTTTTGGCAATAACAAACCAACAACAATGGATATGTGGGGTCTAGTAAGACAGAGAGATGATTTTCAGTCTGATAAAGAACCTATGTATCGTGTCCAGTCCGTAAAGGAAGAAGGTGATGGTACTTATTCTGTTATTGCCATTAAGTACGACAAAACTAAGTTCCCCTACGTCAACAACACCAAAGATAATGAAACATTAACAACGGGTGGATATGGTAATAGATCTTACCGAGGTGCGCGGAAATTGACAGTCAATTCCAAGACCATTTCCTTCTCTTTACGGACGCCAGACTAATGACCGCTAATCCAGAATCTTTGATGACTATTACATGGCAGGCACCTACATTCCCTGCTTATGCGACGTGCGATGCGATTATTCCTGGATTTGTATTTGGTGGCGATGAGTTGGATTCGACTGTCGAAAGGTATGAAGTTGAGGTTTTCAACAACCTTCTTGATGCTTATATCAATAAAGGTTATTTCTATACTAATCAAGCTGAGTTTAGAGCAGCAGATTTAGGGGACGCTAAAGTTAGAATACGAGCTATTACAAGAGAAGATATTAAAAGCGACTGGGCTGAATCCGGTACATTTTCTCTATATGGCTTCACCAGTGAATTTGGTGATGTTAGGAACACAATCTTTTTGAGCTTTGTCTGATGACGCTGTATGGTCGCGATGCAAACGGTAACGATGCCTATATCCGAGGCACCGGAGCAGGTACTACGACTGATGGGCACGTCACATTCCATGATGTGTTTTCCGATGAAATCAAATTTGCTGCTGTTGATCTAACAGCGTCGGGGGATCTTCTCACCGCTGTCGCCGCAACCAAACTCAGAGTCACAAGCTTCAGTTTGAGCAGTGACGTTTCATGTGCTGTTCAATTCCAGAGCGAAGCCACTGATGATATTTCTGGTGTCTTTTATCTAGCTGGCAACCAGTCAATTTCTCAAAACTGCGAACTAGGAATTTTTGAGACTGATTCAGGGGACAAGTTGAATCTTGTAATTACCGAGGATTCACTCCCAGTCCGTCTTGTCGATGCGACTGGAGACACATTGACCATTGAATCCCATGGTCTGAAGTTTCGTGAGGCTGTGAAGGTTGCTTCCACCGGCACGTTGCCAGCAGGTCTAACAGCAGGGACGGTGTATTTCGTCGTAGAGGACACCACCGACACAATCAGGTTGGCTACCTCTGCTGCTAATGCATCAC